CTACTAAACCACCTCTCATTGTAGGATCGTTTAAGTATTTCCAGTCAGACTTGTAGAAGTCATAACCTCTACGGAATCCTGTGAAACCTAAGTTTAAAGCCATTTCTTCATCATTGTCAAATAAACCGTATGAAGTTCCTCCAGCTCCGTAAGAGTTTTGAGCAGCTAACATATCGTCAATATCAAATGAGAATTGTCTGTTACAGAAAATAACATTTTCTTCAATAGCACCTTGCTTATCTAATCTTTGGATAACACTGTCAAATCCTGCAAGAGCAACTGGGTTACCTCCATTCCAAACATTTCCTCTGTTATTAACTACGAAGAAAATTCCTTCAGAACCTTTGTTACCCATACCTCCTGCTGCACCTGCTGCGATAGCCGCTGCACCAGATCCTGCTGCTGCTGGAACTGCTTCAACCATTGCAGTCTCAAGATAGTCTTCAAAACGAAGTCTTGTTTCATGCTCAGATTTTAAGTACCATAGGTATCCTGTACCTCCATTTTCAGTTTGAATCTCAACCCATCCAATTTGTGCCATGTCAGAACCGCTTACCTCGTAAGTGTCTTTGATGATTATTGGAGAATTTTGGAAAATAAGGTCTTGAGCTTCTATTGATCCAGCCATACCTAAAGTTCCTTTTTGAAATTCAGAACCATAAATAAAGATAGTACAATTAGCTGCTGCTCCCATAGTTTTTCCTCCTGCCTCATAGTAAGCTACTGTTACTGCTCCTGTTGCTGCATTTACTGCAGTTACAATTGCTTTGTTGCTTAATACAGATCCTGCAGTCTCATCAGAGATCATAAGAGTCTGTCCAACTCTAATAGCTGAAAATCCTCCTACTGGAGCACTTGATGCTGGAGCAGGTGGGTTTTGTTGTGCTGCTGGGATAGTCCACGTGTCAACATTAACTCCAGCTACTGCTGCAGATGTTGCTCCTGTGTATTTAGTATGTAACCTTCCTTGTTCAGCCCATTTAATAAGGTCTGAGTTTGAAGGCATTTCAGCGCCTACCATTCTTAAGAATGATGCTACTGTTCTATTACCATAACGCTCAAATTCTTTCTCATATGTATCTGGAAGATACTGATTAAGAAAATCAAAGTTAGTGATGTAGTTTGTTGCTAAGGCTACTTGCTGGCCACTTGGCTGCAAGTCAAAGCCTGGGGGTGTAATTACTGGCATTTTTTTTCTTTTTTATTAATTTATAATTTTTTTGCACTTCTAATTTTGAGTCCACTTCCACTGCCTGTATCGCTTACAGCTCTAATCTTCAATCCATCTTTACTAAAATTCTGTGGGGTTGGACGCATATCCATATTAATGTTTTTTGATTTTTTAGAAACATTATCTATAGTCTGTGTCATACCCTGATTATAAAAGAATTCAGCAAATTTGTCAAGATTCATAGCTACTGACATTGCTCTATGATATCCTTGAGCGTCATTCATCAGTCCCGAATCCTTATCCATGAATTTATCCACGAAATTGTTTACGTTAGACTGCTTACTTTTCAATTCATCTTTATCACCAGGTTTAAAGATCATACTTTTTTCTCCGATATTGAACTCAAAACCTTTGAACTCATCGTTAAAGACCTCATCAGTCTTATCTAAAAAGTAATTATACCTTTTTTTCTGTGCTTCTTTTGCAGTGGTAGATTCCTCTACATAACTTTTATAGCTATTAAAATTCTCAAGTTCTTCTCCAGATAATCCACTCCCACTTGACTCAAGAGGAATGTTATATTTATCTTTCTGTTCATTTAAAAACTTTTTAGCCTTTACAAGTTCTCTTTTTTTAGCTAACTGACTTTTCTTAATATCTTTAGGATCATCTAAGTCTTCATCATATGAAAACTTATCCTCAATAATATCTTGAATATCTATTGCATCTAACCCTTCTTCTGTAGATGAATAATACTCAGTTAGTATTTGATCGCTATCCATATCTGTGTAATCTTTTTGTAATCTTACAAAGTCTTGAATACTACGACCAGTTTCTTTTTTGTACTTAAAATACGCTGATACATCTTCAGGTAACTCTTCATTTGATTGTTTTGTTTCAAATAACTGATCTACCGATTCGATATCTTTATCGTATCTATTTTTAATATATGAAAGAACGTCTGCGTCATTTAACTCTGGCGCTGGAGTATTTTCTGCAGGTATCTCTACCTTATCTATTTTTTCTTCTTTACTTACTGGCTCAAACTTTTCTTCATGCTCCTTAAGTAATTGCTCTTCTACTTCTACTTTGGATTTTTCAACCCCACTAACGTCCTTGACGATAAACTTTTCTTCTGTTTCCATTTTATTTAATTTAATTTTTACAAAGTTAATACTAATTTAATTCTTTTTTTAAGCTATCTTGGATCAAATTCAGATAAATCAAAACCATCTAAGCTGTCTTCATTAGATTCAAAATTAATAGGATTTCCTCCTGTTTTTCTTTGTTGAATCATTTTAGATTGTTGAGTTCCAGCTTGACTTATACGTTCAGCTTTTGCTTCTTCTCTTTTGTTTTCTCTTACATCAACTTGTTGCTCGTCCATTCCTCTTAATTGCATATTCATGTTGAATTCAACCTGCATTAATTGACGCTTAAGATCCGCTTCATTTTTTTGTTTTTCTATTTCAAATGCTATCTCAGCTTGTTTAATTTGAATTTTAGCTTGTAGTTCCGCTTGAGTTTGTTGCATTTTAGCTTGAGCAGCTTGTTGTTGAAGTTGTTGTTGTTGCTGTCCTTGCATAGCTTGCTTCTGCTGTTCTTGCTGTTGAACCTCTGCTGCTTTTTGTTTTCTTTTTACTTTCAGAAGTTGATTAGCCATTTTTAAATTATTAATAGTTCTAATATCAATAGCGTCTTCTAAATCAATCCCACCTTGTTGTAAAGCCATTTGTATATTAGCTTCTAATTGAGACTTTTCTTCTTCATCTGGACTCATCTCTATAAATATACCAAAGTCATGTAAATAAAGATTTTTTATTTCCTCTAATATTGATAAATTATATTTACCAATTTGCATAGCAAACTCATCTCTACTTTCAGCATACTCTAATACATCAGCAGTTCTTATAGATAAACATTCTGCTAAAGTTTTAGTTATGTAAAGACTTGATTGTAAAATATGTCTTGTAGCAACATTAGAATTTAAAGCTGCTAATTTTTGTACACCAACTAAAGAATTAGGATCAGGCATACTTGCATCTCTTGCTTCATTAAGTCCCGTAACTTGTCTTAACATTCCTAAATAATGATTGTAATTACCAATAAGCATTTGCATCTTACTTTGCCCACTGTTTGAAGTAAGCTGAGTAATTGGAACTTTAGCATTATTAAATTCTCCATCTTGAGTATAACTTCTACCAATAACCGAACCTGTTTGAAAATATAATCGTAAAGCATCTTCAGGATTGTATGCTGCACCAGTTCCTAAGTCTATTTCACTTAATCCATCTGCATCTATAAATACACCATCTGGAACTACTTTAGCTACAACCTGTTGTATTTTTAAATGGCTTATTTGTATTAAATCAGCAAAAGGAATCATTCTTCTAACTAAAGATTCTAAATTTCCTTTATACATTCTTGGAGCACATGCCACATAATTAGGCATAGCATATTGATTAGCAGAATTAGGCCTAACCATATTTTCCATCATTTTCCATTCCAGCATAATGTTTGTTCCCATAACCATCACACCCTCATACCAAACATCAATTCTTTTTTCTACTCTTTCAAATTCCCCCTCATCCATCATTTCTTGAGGTGGATTAAATTCATCATCTTTTTCTACAGTCTTATAAGTACCTTCAGCCATTTTCTTTTTCTTGTACACAAAACTGTTAGTACTTTTGTAGTTGAAATATAATAAAGTACAAGTATCTCTTGAGAACATACTGTTGTTATACATTGCTTGACTATTATAGTAATCATACCAAGATTGGCTATACTTGGATATTTCTTCCATTTGTTCAAGAGTAATAGTTGGATCAATTTTAACAACCTCCCCAATAGGAACTGTTTTTATTTCTCCCCAGTAAAAAGTATCTTTAAAATATGGATCTTCTGTGTAACTATAAACAACATTAGCAGGATCTACATATTCAACTTTAATACCGTCTCCTTTTTGAAAAGTATGTTTAGCTATACCTAAACCTAAAGTAGTAATATCAAGATCAATTCTTTTTCTTGTATCAGCATAATGATTTTCATCAAACATGGTATTTATAGCTATTTCATTTGCTATCTCAATCCCTGGCTTATAATTAAGCTGCATATATAATTCCATTTCAGCATCACTTGTTGGTAATGTTTTAGGATCTACCTGAAACACTTCCATCTGAAAATCTTTTTCTATTTGTTTAAATAAATCTTGAGCCACAACATTAGTCTGAACCATTTGCTGAAAGTCATTTCTTTTCTCAGCAGACATTGCGTCCATAGCAGTGCAATTAACTTTAAATAATCTATCTGACATTCCGTTAACTACTATATCTACAAACTTAGGAATAATTGGAACTGGAGTCCAGTCTAAGTTTAAATAAGATAAATCACCATCTACTGCTAACTCATTTTTGTATTTAGATACTGACTGTTCTCCACGTGCATATAATCTTAATCGATGAAATTCTCCCCACTGATCATAAAATCTACAACCACTTCCTTCTTTCCTAAACCACTCATATTGTATTGCTTGTCCTACTGTTAATCCGAATTCAACTTTAGCTTTTTCTTTATCAGGAGCAAATTGATCAGGGAAAGCAGTAGACCTTATATTTATTGTAACATCTTTCATGTAATTATTTGGCTTGTATTGCTTGAATTATTATATCTCGCAAAGTTAATACTTATTTTTGATTTCTCTTTAGATGGTGTATATAAGTGCTTCTGATTAGCCATAATAGCTAACCCAGAACTAATAGCAGCATCAAACTTAGTTCTATTTGTTATGTCAAACTTAGCCCAGTCCTCTAAAGTCTTTCCAAAATACATTACTCCCATATCCCCTGGCTCACGATTATCTCCATTAAAATCTACACCTATATATTTTTCTATATAAGATTCAATAGCTGAAGCATGTGATTGTTTAACATCTTCAGAAGTATTAGGAATACCCCCTAACTCCTTTTCTGTTTTAGATAATTTAGTATATACTTTATCTGGTCTGTTTAATGAATAACCTCTATAACCTCTGTTTTTAAAATGATATAATAAACGAGGTTTATTGTTTTCACAAAGTATTGGCATACCATAAAAAATACACGCCATTAATACCTCTTCAAAAAATATCTCAGCAGTCTGAGGTCGAGCTATATATTCTAAAAAAAAATGATTACTTGGAGCTTGATCCATAGAAAATTTAGTAAGTCCATGTAAAGATCCGTTAGATCCTTTACCTACAACCACTCCAGATATATCATAAGAGTCACAACCAAATGATCCAACATGTTCATTCCCTGGTTTCTTTTTCCCTCTTTCTGTAATCATTTTATTATCCATTCCTGGAGGTGGTGTCCAGCTAACTAAAAATCTACCATGTTTATTTGGAGACCATATTACTTTACTATCTTTTATTCCGTTTTCCCAAGAAAAAGATCCTCTTGTAATATGATGATCTATTATTAAAGAATCATTATAATCTACTTGCTGATATATTTTTGTTAAATTAAATATAGACTGTTTGCTCTCATCTCTAAATGCATGTGACTCAGTGCGAGGAAATTGTCTGTAAAATTCATTTAATGCGTCAGGATCTTGATTTAAAGAATTAACTTCATTTTCCCAATAGTCAATAGCCCCTATAGTTATTAATTCCCCATCAATCCCCAAAATGGGTAAAGTTGGGGTTTTAAATACAGGCATACCATACCTATCAATATATCCCTCAAAATTCCACTCCATAGGAACAAATAAACAATAAAGCCCGCTTTTTGTTTGTCCATTGGCATTTCTTTTAGAAGGAAGTGAATCGTCAAAAAGAGCTTTAAAATTTCTACCCCCTTTATCTAATGCATTAGATGTTGATCCCATCATACATTTTCCAATAACTTTACTACCTAATCGTAAACATGTTTTAGTTACACGCCAATTATTTAATATATTATCTGGTCTTTCCCATTTCCCACTTTCATCATGTAATAGTAATTGTAGTTTTTCACCATCATAACTATTATCTCCAGTATTTTTCCAGTCAATAGTTGTGTCTAACCCTTCAAGTTCTTCGTCAGCAAGATTAAACATATTCTTTTTTGTAATTTTAGAAGCAGGAACTCTATATGCTAATTCAGTTTTAGGTTTATCCATACCATCTTGTATAGGTTTAAAAAAGAATGGATAATTCTTTGATATAGGGACAACTTTATCGGTAAACATTTTTTTAGCATCTGCTCCACTTTTAGAAAGTATTCCTATTCTTGAATCTTTAGTAATAGTAGCTTGATTAACTCCCTCACAAGAACTCATAAAAGAAAACCCTGAACGCCTTATTTTTAAATAGCACATACCAAAGCTTCTTTTATCCGCCTTGCATGCTTCCCAAAATAAATAAAAAATTCTATTAGCTTCTCTAAAGTCAGGGTTTCCTACGTCAATCTTTGTCCACTGTAAATACATGTAATGAGTACCTGTTATATATGTAGGAACTCCATTATTCATAAACCAATACCCTTGCTCTCTTCTGTTAAATTCTTCTTCTATATAATCTACCCATTGAGACTTAAAATTAGCTGGAGTTTCATGCCACTGAAATATAGATTTAACTCTATTTAATTCTTTAGAAATTGGAGTTGTTTCCCAATATTGTTCTTCTTTATTTTTAGATCTTTGATATGTTTCTTTTGGAGGTTTTGGTAAAGCTATTTTTAATCCATTGACTTCAATAACAGAACCTATCTGACCAGTTTTAGATATA